ACATAAAGTTGTTAGCACCTTGAGTGATTAAACATCTTTCTGTTAAGAAGTGTAATTGCATTGCATCTAATGAAGATGTAGCAGCACCAACAGAACCAGTAACCCAAGTTTTCATTCTTCGGTCATCAGTTTGTGAAGCTCTATATCTTACATGTAAGAAAGGTCTCTTCATGCTTGCGCCAACAGTTTGATCATAAACTGAAGAAGTACCAGCAGGAATTAAAACACCTCTAATAGCAGCAGAAGTAGCAGCAGCGTTAATACCACCTCTAGTCGCTAAATCATTTAAGTATCTAAAGTCAGACTTGTAGAAGTCATAAGAACCTCTTCTGAAACCAGTAAAACCTAAATTTAATGCCATATCTTCAGAGTTGTTAAACACTCCGTAAGAAGTACCACCAGCCCCGTAAGAGTTCATTGAAGCTAGCATGTCATCAATAGCTAAGCTAGTAGCTCTGTTAACAAACATCATATACTCTTCAATAGCGCCTTGCTTATCAAACTCAGCAAGTATTGCATCGAACTCAGCTAAATCAGTAGCAGCATTAACACCAGTAACACCAGAAGTAACATTACCTCTATCAGTTATAGCGTCAAATAAACCTTGCGTACCAACACCAGCATCAGAATCAGCTCCTAAACTAGTATCAACAACAGTAGAGTTCGAACCTCTAACGCTTTCTAACATTGCCATTTCAATATAATCAGTAAATCTAGCTCTTGTGTCAGCTTCAGCTTTTAAATACCATAAGTAACCTGATTGACCATTTTCAGCAGAAACTTCTACCCAACCAATTCTAGACGCATCAGAACCTGATACTTCGTAGTAATCTTTCATAATAATTGGCTTATTAGTAAAAGTTTGGAAAACAGGCTCGTTAGCTGGAGTACGCGAAGTAGCTGCAGCAAAGTTACCATCATTGTAAGCAGTTCCTTTTGCATATTCAGAACCAACAACTAATAAAGTAGAAACACCAGTTCCTGTAGCGTGACCGGTTAAATCAGCTTTATCAAATGGTTCAACTTGAATTGTAGCTGTATCAGTATCAACAGCTAAACAAGGTGTAACTATACCAGCGCTTGCAATAAGTACTATATCATTAGTTCTAACACCGTGGTTTGCAGTACCACCTGAAATAGAATTACCATCTATATCAGCTGTTACTTCAAAAGTACCGTTTGTAGAACCAGCTGTAACAACTGTACCTTTGTATGATAGATGTAATCTACCTTGCTCTGACCAAACAACTTGATCAGCAGTCATAGCTTCTTCAGCACTAACCTGTGCTAAAAAACCTGAAATTGTTCTTGGACCGAAAACTTCAGCCTCTTTTTCCATTAAATCTGGAACGTATTGTTGACCCCAACCTGCATTTGAAGCAGACGAAAGGTCTAGATAATTTGTAGATAACGTTTGCTTTATTGGAGCAGGCACGCTATTCAAATTATTACCTGGAGTAATTGCCATAATTTTTTATTTTAAATTGTTATTTATTGTTTTTAATTTTAAACTTAAAATCAGAAGAATTATCACCTAATACTCTTACTTTCGTGCCTCCAACATTAACTTCTCCATGAGCTTGTCTTGGATTCATGTCAATATTTTTAGCTTTAGCAACGCTTGCTTTCATAGCATCAGCTTTGCCTTGTTCGTAAAAATGTTTTGCAACAGCATCAGCGTTCATAGCTGTGTATAAAGCTTTGTGATACCCTTTAGCATCTGTTAAAGTAGAATTTTTATCAACAAACTTTGCCATAAAATTATTTATATTACTTTGTTTTTGCTTTACACTATTAATATCTTTAACATTAAATCTAAACTTTTTATCACCAACATTATATTCAAAACCTTTGAATTTATCATTAAATAAAGAGTTTGTTTTTTGAGAAAATATTTTAGTGTTAGTATCTACAATCTTTTTATTTTCTTCTGATTGCTTGTTATATCTATTAAAAAAATCTACAGCTTTTTGTTGTTCAGGCGTAAGCTTTGAACCAGCTTTGATTTCTTTATAGTACTTGGACTTTTGCCCGTCCAGGTGGCTTCTAGCGCTGGCAACTTGCTCTTTAAACGCTAGTTTTTTTCTTCGTATTTCTCTATCAGTATCTTCTTCTTCGTCTACTTTAAAAGTATCTTCCATTAAGAAATTTATTTCATCATTAGTTAAATGAGGCTTTGTTTGCCTATAATACTCAAATACAACATCGTTGTCATTTAACTTACTATAGTCTTGATTAAGTTTTACGTAATCGTTTATATCACCACCAGTATCTTCCATAAAGTCTATTAACTTTTGTATGTTTTCTGGTAATGGTTTACCTGTAGCTTCTGATTCAGCAATAGCTTCTTCAACTTTTTCTTCTACTTCAGCAACTTCTTCTTCAGTTGAATCTTCAGTTATTTCTTCTAGTATTACTTCTTCTTTTTTCTCTTCACTTTGTTCGGTAGACTCTTCAGGCTTTTTTTCGTTTTCTTCACGAACTTTTTCGCTAGCTTCGGATCTGTCGCGAACAGGTATCTCATCTGTGCTTTGCTTCTCAGTGGCATCTTCTTCTTTTTTTACAGGTTTATCTAAATTTACTTTTATAATGTTATCTTCTTGCTTTGGCTCTTCAACCTTAACTTTAGTAACGTTTTCTTGTGTAGTTTCTTCAACTACGTTTTCATTTTTTTCTTCCATAATATAATATAATAATAATTAATAAACTTATCTAGGATTAAAAGCTCCTAAATCAAAGCTACCACTTAGTATATCATTACCTGAAGACTCAAAGTTTTTAGGTGGTTTACCTGTTTTTCTTTGCTCTATCATTTCACTTTGTTGTGTAGCTTGTATTTTTGTTCTTTCGTCTTTACGATCTTCTTTTTCTTTTTCTCTTTGTTTTAAGTTATTTGCTTCAGCGCCTTTAATAGCCATGTTGTATTGAAACTCTATTTGCATTAATTCTTTTTTAGCTGCAACTTCTTGTTGCATTTTTTGCGCTTCTATTTGAGCTTTAACTTGTTCTAGTTGTATTTTTGATTGTGTTATAGCTTGTTCTTTTTGCATATCAACTTGAGCTGCTGCTTGTGCTGCTTGTGTATTAGACTGTGTTTGTGCTTGTATATTTTCTAACTGCATTTGTCTATCACGCTCTTGTTTTTTTCTTCTACGTATTTTTAAAACTTGATTAGCTAGTTTTAAATTTCTAATTTCACGTATATCAATAGCATCTTCAAGATCTATACTTTTTTGTTGTATAGCCATTTGTATATTGTTTTCAAGCTTTGCTTTTTCTTCTTCATCTGGTTGTAATTCTATAAATATACCAAAGTCATATAAGTGTAAGCTAGACATTTCTTCTAACGTAGCTACATTGTGACTACCTAACATTTCTATAAAAGCTTCTTTTGTTGGTGAATATTCTATAATATCAGATATTCTAAGTGATAATAGCTCTGCTATTTCAGCTGTTAAAAACAAACCACTTTGCAATATATGTCTTGTAGCTGTGTTGCTGTTTGCTGCGGCAATTTTTTGTACACCTACTAAAGCATTTTTATCTGGCATGCTACCATCTCTAGCTTCGTTAAGCCCAGTAGTATCTCTAATCATTTGCAAATAATAATTGTAATTACCTATTAACGCTTGCATTTTATTACCACCACTACCGCTAGTTATCTCTTGTATTGGTACTTTGCCAGGATTCATATCACCTTCACTTGTAAACGATCTACCAATTACAGATCCAGTTTGAAAAAACATATTTAAAGCTTCTTGTGGATTATAGTTTGTACCGTTGCCTAAATCTATTTCAGCTAAACCATCAGCGTCCATATAAACACCATCAGGTATCATACGTGACATTACTTGCTGTAACTTTAAGTGTGTTAGTTGTATCATATCCGCAAAACCAGTTACACGTTTTACTATTGAATCAATACGACCATTATACATACGAGGTGCTACAATAGCATAATTCATTTTTACTTTTGTAAAATTACTTTTTGGTCTCATCATATTTTTAGCCATCTCCCATTTAAGTAATTTTTCTGTACCTAATATTAAAGCTCCTTCATACAAAACTTCTATAGATTTTAATAGTTTACCAAAACCACCTTCCATACTTTCTGGCGGATTAAACTGATCGTCTTTTGGTATTATTTTTTCTGCACCACTACCTGTTTCTTTTATTTTATAAACCTCGTTCATATAAGTTTTATAGTTAAAATATAAAACTTGTATTGTATTGTTATCTTTTTTATCGTAACTATATTTATCTCTTCCTGATGTTTTATGATAAGATTTGTTTTTAACTATATCTTCTAAATCATTTTCATCTAAAAAAGGAAACTGTTTAGCTAGTTCATTTATAGGTATATCTTTAACTTCACCAACATAATATATATCGTCAAAGTATGGCGAGTCTGTATGAGAGTAAACTAAATCAGCAGGATCAACGTATTTTATAGTAACACCTTCTGATGTATTAAAATCAGTTTTAACTGCACCAATACCTAAAACAGCTAAATCATAATAAAATCTTTTTTGTATTAAATCATAGTTGTTACCTTCAAACAAAGTTTTTATAGCTTGTTCTTCCGCTAGTTCTACTGCTTGTTTATAGGTGAGCTGCATATGAACTTGTAGCTCTTCTGTAGTCTCTGGTATTTCACCATCTGTTTCTCTAGTATTAATACCAAATGTAGCGGCCATATCTTCATCAAAATCTTTTAGCTCCATATCAGACAACAAAGACTCCATATAATTAGTTCTCTTTTCAACACCGTTAGGTGACTGAGAATAAGCCTTTACATCATACATTCTTTGTGTCATACCGTTTACTAGTATATCTACAAACTTAGGTATAATAGGTACTGGTGTCCAGTCTAAATTTAAATAAGATAAATCACCATTTATAGACAACTCGTCTTTGTATTTTTGTATACCTTGCTCACCTCTAGCATAAAGTCTTAATGAGTGAAAATCATTATAATTATTTCTGTATCTACTGTTATAAGTTCTACTAGCATCATTAGAAAACCACTCTGCTTCTATAGCTTTTGCTACTTTTAAACCATAATCATAACTTAACTTTTCAGCATCACTTACTGTTTGGTTAGGAAAATAACTACTAGAATATGCCATATTTATTTTATTATTTGTGAATTATTACCAGTGTTTCTATATCTAGCAATATTTATATTTAACTTTTGTTTTTCTATTTTAGCATTAGGCGTGTATAAATGTTTATTATTTGCCATTATCGCTAAACCACTACTTATTGTAGCGTCAAATTTAGTTCTTTTATTTATATCAAATTTAGCCCAATCGTTTAATAAACTATTAAAATACAAATCACCAAAAGTACCATCTTGTTTCATACCTACGTGATCTTGTATGTACATTTCAATAGCAGCTGCATGAGCTTGTTTTATGTCTTCACTAGAGTTTGGTATACCACCTATTTCCTTTTCGGCAACAGATAATTTATTCCAAACTTTGTCAGGTCTATTCATACTAAAACCCCTGTAACCTCTACGCCTTAAATAGTATAATAATCTAGGTTTATTATTCTCTGCTAATAAAGGCATACTATAAAAAACTAAAGCCATCAAAACGTCTTCAAAAAATATCTCAGCCGTAGGTGGTCTTGATAAGTATTCTAAAAAGAAGCTGTTAGCAGGAGCGTCCTCCATACTGAATTTAGTAAGTCCGTGAAGCGCTCCTTTAGAACCTTCACCATCTACGGTCCCGGATATATCGTATGAGTCACATCCAAAAGCACCCATATGTTCATTACCAGGATATTTAATACCATTTTTAAGTACCACTCTGTTTTGTAGTTGTTGAGGTGGAACCCAACTAACTTTAAATCTACCTTTTGGATCTGGATAAAATATAACTTGTGTATCTTTTATACCATTTACCCACTGAAAATTTCCTTGTGTTATGCCTAAGCTACTACTTAGTTCTTCGTTGTAATCTATTTGTTCGTATATTTTTACTAAGTTAAATATACTATTTTTTGTTTCGTCTCTAAACGCATGCTCCTCAGTACGTGGAAACTGACGATAAAATTCATTTAAAGCATCTTGATCGTCTTTTAAACCATCAGCTTCGTTTTGCCAGTTATCTATTACACCTACGTCTATTAGTTCACCGTCTGGGGCAAAGACATCTGTGTCAGGTGTAGTAAATACTGGAACTCCGTACTCATCAATAAATCCTTCGTAGTTCCATTCCATTGGGATAAACAAAGAGTATAAACCAGACTTTGTTTGGCCATTTCTATTTCTCTTAGTGACATCTGATGCATTGTATAATTTTTTAAAATTGTCTCCACCTTTATCTAATGAGTTTGAAGTCGAGCCCATCATACATTTACCAACTATTCTACTACCTAATCGTAAACATGTTTTAGTTACTCGCCAGTTGTTTAATATATTATCAGGTCTTTCCCACTTACCACTTTCATCATGCACTAATAAGTTTAGTTTTTCACCATCATAACTATTATCACCTGTATTTTTCCAGTCAATAGTTGTATCTAAACCTTCTAAGTGTTCAACTTGTTCGTTAGCTGTAATTTTTTTTCTTGTAAATTTACTAGCTGGCACTCTATACGCAAGCTCTGATTTTGGCCTGTCCATACCATCTTGTATTGGTTTAAAGAAAAACGGATAGTTAATACTAATTGGTACTACTTTATCTGTAAACATTTTTTTAGCATCAGCACCTGTTTTAGATAATATACCAAATCTACTATCACTCGCTAGTGTAGCTAA